GGATAGTTTATGGAACGCAACTGATATGATTTATACTTTTGAGACTGGTAGTCAAATAGAATTCTTTTCAAGTGATAATGGGGATAAGTTACGAGGTGCTCGTCGTGATAGACTTTTTATAAACGAAGCAAATAATGTCACTAAAGACGCTTTTGACCAGTTAGAAGTCCGAACAAAAGAGTTTGTATTTTTAGACTGGAATCCAACTAATGAGTTCTGGTTTTATACTGACCTAAAAGATAAGCGTGATGATGTAGATTTCATCACTTTAACATACAAAGATAACGAAGCTCTTAGCCCTGAAATAGTCAAGGCAATTGAGCAAAGAAAGGGAAATAAACAATGGTGGAAAGTATATGGAGAGGGACAACTTGGTGAAGTAGAAGGTAAGATTTATAAAGACTGGGATGTGATTGACGAAATACCTCACGAAGCGAGACTTGAAAGATATGGTATGGACTTTGGGTATAGTAATGACCCAACTGCTATTGTCGCAATTTATAAATATAACGGAGGATTTATCTTTGACGAGATAACTTTTCAAAAAGGACTTAGTAATAAACAGATTTCAGATATACTCTTGAATGTTCCTCACGCTCTTGTTATAGCAGATAGTGCCGAGCCAAAGAGTATAGACGAGATTAAAAGCTATGGTATTTATATACTCCCAGCTAATAAAGGACAAGGAAGTATAAATCAAGGTATCCAGTATGTTCAAGACCAACGCTGTTCTATTACTAAGAGAAGTTTCAATATACTAAAAGAATATCGCAATTATCTTTGGAGAACTGATAAAGACGGAAAGATACTTAATGTGCCTGATGAAGGCTTTGACCACTCAATGGATGCTATAAGATATGCTTTAGAGAGTTTTAAACCTAAACCTGTTAATGGCTTTAATGCCAAAAAGAAATCATTTATATGAAGCAGTTATACGAAATCATAGACAAAACAATTAAAAAAGGTGACGAAGTTATTACCCTTAAAAGTGGTAAGACTTTTGATTATAAAGAAACTCTAAAAAGAATTAACTGTTATATTAACAATCGTTTCTTAGAAAGAGAAGATGGTATCTTTTGGAACATATCAGCTCCTCGTATTGTTCATTTTGCCAAGAACATTGACCTTGATACTAAAGACTTACAACCTTATGCTGATGGTGAAGTGGATTATGTTCAGACTTGGATATTAAAGATGAAGTTTTATAGATGGTTAGAAGATAATCATTTCGCTTTGACCTTGAATGAACGCTCTAATGGACTGACTACTTATGGCTCTTGGGTTTGGAAAGTAGTTAAGAAAGACGGAAAGAAAAATCTTGAGAGTGTAGAGCTTACAAACTTATCTTTTGACCGCTCTGTTAAATCTATTCGTGAGACAGAGATTGTAGAAAAGCACGAACTTACTAAGAAAGAGATAATGGATAAAGCTGATGTGTGGAACTATACAGATGAACTATTGAGAACTAAACCAGAACAGAACGGAAAGTATTGTATCTATGAGTTTTGGGGTTATGACGACGAGGGAAACTACAAGCAATGTTTCTACTCAATGAAACTAAAAGACAAATACCTTTACGAAACAGATAGAAAAGAAAAAGACTGTCCTTACTATGATTTCCATTTAGGAGATTATAGAGGTCGTTGGTTAAGAGAGGGTATAGTTGAACGCCTATTTTCTTTACAAGAACAAGCTAACAAACTCGTCAATCAGAACGACAGTTATAACGAGATTGCTTCCTTACTACTTTTGAGAACAGCTAACCCTGAAATCTCTGGGAATGTATTACAAGATGTAGAGAATGGAGAGATTATCAACTCTGACGACTTACAACAAATTGGAATATCAAATCTTTCGTTCAATAACTTTATTGCTCAATTAAGAGAGATTGAAAACAAAGCAAACCAATTATGTCTTACTCCTCAAATAATTTCAGGTGAACAATTACCAAGTGGAACTCCTTTCAGAAGTGTTGCTATAATGACTAACGCTGCTAAATCAGCCTTTACAATTATGCGTGAAGATATAGGCGAGAGCACTGGCTATCTATTGAAAGAAGTTATATTCCCTGATGTAGTCAAAGAATGGAACAAAGGAGAATTATTTGAGATAGGGCGTGATGAGGCTGACATTCAATACTTTACTAAAGAAGTTCGTAAGTTAATGAAGTGGAATATCTTTGTTGAAAACCTATTGAATGGCAAAGCAATGACTTTGGAAGATATGAATGGATTAGATGTTGGTATCAATGAACAACTCGCTACCTCTTTGCCTAAGATTGAAATACCAGAAAACTTCTTTAACTTCAAATTCCATATTAGAACACAGATTACTTCTGAAAGTGTAGACAAAGCTCAAAGAAACGACGCTCTCAATACTGTTCTAAGTTGGGTTCAAGCTAATCCTGCAATCGTAGACATTCCATACTTTAGACAATACTGTGAAGAGAACGGAATAAACTACTGGAGACTTACAATGGAGCAGAAAGAACAATTACAAATGCAACAGCAACAAGGACAGCCTGGACAACCACCAGAGCCAATCGGACAAACAGATAAATTATCAGGTATAGTTGATACACAATAATATGACTTTAAAAGACTTTGTAAAAACCCAAGACTGGCAAGAAGTTCAAATAATGTTCTTTGAAGAAATGGATAAGTTAAACAAGACTATTCCATACAAGGACAAAGATATTGAACAGGTAGGAAAGCATTATATCGCTAGACAAGAGGCGATTGATATTATCAAGCGTGTATTGAGACGGATTGAAACTGTCACTAAAGATATAAAGACTACCAAAGAATCTTATAGATAGACTGGCAGGCACTCAGGTTCAAGCCCTGAGCTATTGCTAGGTTGTTAGACCCTTTCAAACTAACTTTGGGCTTATTCCGACCCTTAATCGGACAAACTACTTCTATGACAGAAGAAAACATTGAGGAAACTCAAGTTGAGAATCAGGACTCTCAAAATACTGACCAAGAACTTGACTTGGAACTGGAAACAGAAGAACAAGTTGAAGCATCAAAAGACGAAGATGCTGAATCTCTAAAAGCTAAATTGGCAGAGGCTGAAAAACGAGCTAATGAACTTGAAGAGAAGAATAAACAACTTTATGCTAGGGTTAAAAAACCTGTGCAAAAAGAAGTTAAAGAGTCTAAAGATAATTCAGAAGGCAACATTGAACTAATTGAGTTCTTTGCCAAAGGAAACTCTCGTGAAGATTATCAAAAACTTCAAATCATTATGAAAGGCACAGGTCTTTCAATGTCTGAAGCAATGGCTGACCCACTCTACCAATCCTATAAGGAAAAGAAAGATAAGGAAGCCCGTGATGAAAAAGCACAAATTGGAGTTTCTAAGTCTAATAGTTCATCTAATGATTTCGGAGTTAAACCTGGAATGACACCAGAAGAACACAAAGAGGCTTGGAAAAAACTCAATTCTAAATAGTTCTTTACAAGTTGCCTGATAACATAAATATTATATGGGATTAGGTGAAATAATTGCCTAATTAAAATTCTGTATATGCTGGAATAACTCGTTAAGTTTTCATTACTAATTATGTAATAATATGAATAATAGAGTCAATCAGCAGAGAAATATAGGATATATCTTGGGAGTTTTAGACAGTGAAGGTTGTATATCATTAAATAAAACTGGTAAAACTAAAACTCCACCAATATTCGCTAAATTACTACCGAATGTGTCAATTTCAAATACAAGTTTGAAACTAATTGATAAATGTGTAGAAATTCTAAAGGAAAACAATATCCCTTTTTATATAAGGACTGCTAATCGTAATATAAAACATAAACCAATTTATACTATAATGATTAGTGGATTGAAGAGGGTAAAGAAATTTATAGAGGTCTGTATAGATAATGACTTTGCTAAAAAAGATAGGCTATTATTACTGGAAGAGTTTGTTAAATTGAGATTAAATTCTATTGATAAACATCCAGCTAATAAACCTTACAGCAAAAGAGAATTAGAAATACTAAATGAAATCCACATATTAAATGAAATAGGTGGAAAAAGTAGATACATCTATAAAGTTCTAGACCCAAATAAAAATTCCTTAGAAAGATTAGAATGGAAACACACAAAAATGGAAGAACTTGTTAATAAAGGATGGACACAAAAAAAGATAGGAAACTTTTTTGGAATAGACCAATCAAGTGTTAGCGAATGGATAAAGAGAAATCCTATAAACTCCCAACGACTACCATCAGAACTACAAAATGTAGAAGGTATAGTCTAGTCTTGTATGAGAATACAAGTTAATACAAACGACAAACCACAATTCCGCAACAACTCTAGAACCTTTTATTCCTGAGATTTGGGGACAACCAATCAACGAATATTTTCGTGAAGATTTGAAGTTCGCTTCATTCTTTACTGATAGAAGTGAAGAGTTGGCTGACGGTGGCGACACATTGCATACACCAAATGTAACAGCAATGACCGCCAATCTAAAAGTTCCTGGTTATGAAGTAACCTTGAACAACACTACTGAAAATGATGTAGATTTAGTAGTTAGTACACATTACGAAGTTTCTTTCTTGATTGAAGACAAGGAAGTTGCTCAAATGAAGAAATCTTATAATCTTCAAATGCAGAAAGCAAAAGACGCTGGTTATGAAGCTGCTTCCACTCTTGAGAGTGCTATCGCAACTTTGTTCGCTGGTTTCTCAACAAGTGTTGGTGCTTCTACTACTAACATTGCAGATTCAGACATCTTGGCTGCTATCGCCACTTTGGCAAGTAACAAGGTAACTGGAATGAAACAAGATGGCACACCAGGACAAGATGTTAACTTCATCTTCCATCCTAACACTTGGTATCGCCAAGTATGTGCTATTGACCGATTCGCTTTGGCTCAAAACTCACCTGGCAATAATCCAGCTGGTTCAAGACCAATGTTCTCTGTCTATGGTATTCCTGCTATCGTTTCTGCTAATGTTCCTTATGTAACTGGAACAACTGGTCGTGTTAACCTTTTGGCTCATCGTGATGCTATTCACTGGGCTAAGGCTTCTCTTCCAAGTACTCCAGGTTCATTTACAGGAACAGAAGGTGTTAGAGTTCAGACTAACTATATCCCACAATACTTAGGTTGGTTAACAACTTCAGATATCTTGTTCGGATGTGTTGAAAATAGAGATAACGCTGCTGTTAAGATTTTAACACACGCAACGAAAGCCTAGAATTTCAAATTAAATCAATAATTTGCTTTCCTAGACTAGGTTTTCCGCCTAAGTCTAGGTCGGAAAGGAAGTAAATATGAGTATTAAAAAATATTTAGGAAAAATAAAAAAACTATTATTTCCTTATAGTCCATTTAAAAAATTTGGTGAAAATCCAGAGAGATGTATAAAAGAAATTTTAGAACAATGATTAGAAATAAGAATACAAAATAATTATATCCCACAGTATCTTGGTTGGTTATTTACATTATATTTTATAAAAGATAAAAGAATATATGAATTATCAAGATTGTTTGAGGATATGGATAATGGAAAAAAATTATCTAAAAATTATAGTAAATACATTGAGAATATAATTTCTAACTTTTCTAAATAATATGGCTAAAACAACAATCGCCTCTTCAGTAAATAAAGAGGTAACATTTATAGGAAAACTTGGGACTTATCGTTTCCCTTTTTCTCCTGACATTGGAGATATAAATAAAAACCCTCAAAAGTATGAGGAGTATAGAGTTAAACGAGATGATGAAATAGCGACACAGCCTGACCCAGTTGAAGTAAAAGAAACACCACAAGTTCAACAGCCAGTAGCTCAACAATTTGAAGAAATCACATTGAATGGAAAAACTTATCGCAAGATTACAGGTAATGAAGAAACTATTGAACTCAACGGAGTTAAATATAGAGCAATATGAAAGTATATTTTGTAGGAAATGGGTATGATGGTTGCTACTATGTTCGTTGTTTACAACCTTTAATCCATAATGGTTGGGATGGCACAAAGACAAGCCTAGCAAGTCAGAGAGCAACACCTGAACAAATGTTTCAAGGAGCGATGAACGCTGATGTAGTCGTCTTTCAACGCCCTAGTGATGAAATGAGAGTTCAAGTAGTAGACCTTTTAAAACAAGCAGGTAAAATAGTGGTCTTTGACAACGACGATACATACAAGCCAAATAGTGGAGTACCTTATCAAATGGCTCACGCTGAATACATTGAGAAAATAGATAAGAACTTAATGGACTTTGTAAAGAAAGCTGACCTTGTTACTACAACAACAGAGTTCCTTGCAGAAGAATACCGAGAGCATAATAAAAATGTCTATGTATTACCAAACTGTATTGACCCTGATGATTGGGATGAACCACTGAAGAACGAGAGCGATAAGGTGAGAATTGGATTAGTAGGCTCGGTTACTTTAAATGGTGACTATGACATTATTGTCCCATTACTGAAACAGCTAAGTGAGAGAAAAGATGTTCAGCTTGTAGTGTTTGGGCTACCACCTAAAGACGATAGGTTTAAAGTAATGCAAGAAAGCCATAAGAAAGAAATAGAGTTTTGGAACAGTTTGAATATAGATTGGCAACCACTTGTTGGAATGAATGATTACTTTGAAACATTGAACGAACTACGCCTTGATATAATGTTAATCCCTAGAGCAGAGAATTACTTTAACAAGTGTAAGAGTAATCTAAAGTTCCTAGAGGCAGCGATGTTAGAAATTCCAGTAATCGCCTCAAGTTTCTCTGATGGTAATAGTCCTTACGACAAGGACATAGACGGAACGAACGGATTATTATGCAAGACATTAGATGATTGGCAAGTAGCGATTGATACTCTCGTAAATAACAAAGAAATAAGACAAGAGATGGGTAAGAACGCCAAAGAGTATGTATTAAAAAATTACGACATTAAAAGTCACGCTAATAATTGGAAAAAATTATATGAATCCTATTTTAATAAAAAATGAAAAGATTTTTAACCTCATCACAGTTAATGAGGGACACCAAGAAAACATAAACAAGATTTTAGATGAAATGCAACGCCTTGAAACTGAACTAAACAAGTTAGCACTACAAAAGCAAAAAGTTAGAGATAAAATGCAAAAGTTGGTGGCTAAAGAAGTTGGAGAATTAGAAGAATTTGTAATCATATCATCAGTAGTAAAGAAAGACGACCAGATTCAAATTAACTTGATTGATATGGTAGAAGCCTACAAAGAGCAATTAAGAAAACAAAAATATGGACAGAGCAACTTACCAACAACTAAAAAGGATGACACTAAAGGAGAGACTAAATAAGAAGTGGACATTAAGGGAAATTAGAGATTCAGCCATAGAAGTTTTAATAGCTCAAGATAAAGCTAAAAAGCGTCGTCAAGCTAAAAGATTTGTATGAGAAAAAAACAATCAGCACAAAACCTATCAGACATATCAGATATTTTAGATAGCTTTAACGCTACTCATTGGCTTGATGGAGGAACTGGACTTGGTGCTTACCGAGATAAAGACTTCTGCCAAGATGATGAGGATGATGTGGATATAGGAGTTTGGGGAAATTACTCATATCTTATCCTAGAGATTATAAAGAAAGCAGAAGAAAAAGGTTTTACTCTATGGAATCACTTTACTGGCAACGAGAAACCTGACTTTGCTCCTGAACTTGCTTTCAAGAGAGACAGATTAAAAGTAGATGTGATATTTTACGAAAAGGTAAAGGAAAACGCTGTCGCTTGTGTATTTAGTGGAAGTAAAGGCAACTGGCATTGTATCCCTCGTGTAGTCCCTGCTCATTACTTTGAGAACTTAGCAGACATAGAGTTTTATGGAAGAACTTATAAAGTAGCACGAGATATTGAGGATTACTTAAAACTAAGTTATGGAGATTGGAAAACACCAAAGCACCGTTCACAATATTCCTGTTATAACTCAAGTGATTTGAGAGTATT